AATTCGGAGCACTAAACGCTTGTCTTAGGCTCTGCTTTCTTGAAATGTATCAACATCAAATATACAGTGCTGCCACAAAAAAGGATCAGGCTAAGATCACATTCAATTCGGCTAAGATAATGTTAAAGCAGCTCATTGAAGAGAGTCAGCATTTCAAAAAGAAACTTGAAATATTGAAATATCGTATCAGCATACCGGATACGGAGTCATGGTTTGAATATGTGGCGAGCGATGCGGATTCATTAGATGGTCTCATGCCAGGTACGGTGATCATTGATGAGTATCATGCACATAAGACATCGGATGTATTAAAGGTAATGGAGACAGGAATGGCGTCCACGCTAAATAGATTAATGATGGTGACCACCACGGCCGGGTTTAACATAGCGGGACCGTGTTACAAGTACCGGAAAAACTGCATTGACATCCTGAATGGCAGAAAACACGATGAATCCATGTTTCCTTTGATATATACGCTGGATGATGACGATGATTGGGAAGATGAAGCCATGTGGGGTAAAGCAAATCCGAACGATGGGGTGTCTATTACACCAAATTTCTTATCGGATATGTATAATCAGGCGTTAAATGAAGGTACTTCGGCCATTATTGAGTTTAAGACAAAACACCTGAATACTTGGGTACGGTCAGAGGATATGTGGATTGATGATAAGATATGGATGGAAGCTGGTACGGATTGGAGCCCGGACGATATGATTGGTAGGGAGTGCTTTGCGGGGCTTGACTTGGCTAGCACAAAGGACTTAACTTCACTAGCACTGTTTTTCCCTGGCATCCCTGGAGACGAACGACACAAGCTGGAAGTATTCCACTTTGTCCCTATGGAAACAGCGGTAAAACGATCTAAAAACGACTTTGCGGACTATATTGAGTGGGCAGAGGATGGGTGGATGAATTTAACCGGAAAAGTGGTGACAGACTATGGTGTGGTGGAGCAGGAGGTAATGCGTCTAATGGAGCTGTATAATATAATGATGATCGGGTATGATAGGTATAATAGTAGTCATTTAGTTACAAGATTAATAGATATGGGGGCATATATGCAGCCTTTCAATCAATCGATATACAAAATATCAGAACCCACTAAAGAGTTTGAACGGATGGCAAACATGAAAATGATAGATCATAGGAACAATCCAGTAATGCGATGGCAATTAACGAATGTGATGATAAAGAGATTGGGCGATTACATGAAGGTGGATAAAGAGAAGGCTGCGGATAAGGTTGATGGAGTGGTTGCATCTGTAATGGCAATAGGTGAATGGATGACATACTATGGATTGATGGGCGGAGATTTTGAAATCAAAACTATAGGATGATGCCAAGAAGTTTAAAGGGTGGGGATGCAGATTTTATTAGATTGTTTCGCAGGCTGTGTCATACGTATCCACATAAAGAAGCATACCGGATGGCCGAAAAGAGATACAAGAAACGTAATGGGGACCGGCGGTACAAAAACTACCATTCCTTTCAGACAAGTCGGAGATTCAGGAAGAGGATATGAATAATTACAAATATATTGTATATATTGCATTTATATGAAGGAACAATTGATAAAGATCACCGCTATTGTAGCGGTGATAATAATATACGGATCTATGTTTTGGTTGACTATAAATCCTGTATTAGAGTACTTTGAGGCTAAAGAGGTGGATTTCATTCAATCATTATCTATGGTTACTTTGATAATGATATCAATTTTATTTATAAAAGAACTATGAACAGACCAAGAATTATGTCACAACCAAATTATGATTTAGATACCGTTTATCCGTGGATGAGGGTGGTGTCGGTGCGTCAAGGAATAAAAGAAACAACAGTAATGCGAGTGTGGCAACTATGGATTGGTTCCATAGCCAACTTAAAAGCAAAGCCCGGCACCGACGCAGCTGAATTTGTAACTCCAAACGGAATACTTACGGATAAGGGGAATACATTAATTAGGGCATTGAATGCTGAGCGTCAATATTACATTAGGCAGAAGGCAGAATAATAAAGAATAACGGATAGTTCAAAAGGGTGAGCCGGGCAGAAATGTCCGGCTTTTTTTATATACGGCAATCAATACGGCTTATGTTTTGGGGATCACTATGTATTTGCATAAGTTACGTTGAGTAACAAAATAATGATGCGTGAAATTAGTACAAGATATAATTTCGCTGGTACAAAACCCACAGCCTGAGGCGAGGGATAGTGGTAAACCTCAAAAGTATTGGTCTTTTGACAATCCGAACACATCATTATTCCAGTTCTTTGAGAAAATGATGTCGGTATGGGACGGTGACACGGAGATAACAGAGGAAAATCTGCTGTCTGTAGATACATGGTGGAGAGGTGTGCGGGTGATTTCGGACTCAATTAGCGGACTTCCGGTAAATGTATACCAAAGATTTGGAGATGGGCGCATAGAGGAACGCAGAGAGCACAGGTCTTATCGTATTCTAAATATAGAATCCAGTCCGGCACAAGGGCATTTCACATGGAAAAGCGGAGTTATTGATTCTACACTGAATACAGGTGATAGCTTCTCATATATAGTTCGAGACAAACTCAAGCGAGTAAAGTACATGATTCCCTTATGGACGGGAGCCGTATCGCAATGGCGTATTGATAAGAAATATAACTTATCATGGAAAATACAAGGCATAGACGGATGGGTAAGTGATGACGATGTTTTTCATGTGATGGGATTCTCCCAGAATGGAATAACCGGTCTTAACCCGGTAGAGGTACACAGATTAAGTTTGTCGGCTTCACGTGGAGCGACAATGTACGCCGAAAGACTGATGAAAAACGGTGCTTTTTTATCTGGTGTGATCGAAAGCGAAATGCCAGTTGGTAAACCACAACACGAACAGCTTAAAAACTCATGGCAGGAAGCTTACGGTGGCATAGTGAACACAGGGAAAGTAGCGATACTGGACAAAGGAATGAGTTATAAGCCTATTGCCCTATCACCGGTGGATGCTGAGTGGTTGGGAATGAGAAAAGACCTGGTGGCGGTAGTGAGCAGGATATTGGGTGTGCCGATGCACATGTTAAGTGAGCTTGAGAATGCGACGTATTCAAATATAGAGCAGCAATCGCAGGAATTTGAAAGGTTTAGTTTGAGGCCCTGGATAGAGAAAATAGAGTCAGAGATCCGCAGAAAGCTCTTTACTGACGAAGAAATAGAAGAAGGGTATTACCCGGCGTTCGATACGGATGCTTTGCTACAAGGAGATTTAGAGTCACAGGCTTCATATAGTCAAACAATGTTCAATATAGGTGCGATGAATCAGAATACGATCAGGGCAAGGAGCAATCAAGGGCCGATAAAAGGGGGTAACCGATACTATATCATGGGCAATAATATGATGCCAACGGATAGAATTGATGAAATAATAGATAGCAACATCCGGGACAAGAATACTTCCGGAGAAATGCGGTAAAAGAAAGATAATGGACAAAAGACTGATAAATAACGTGGAAAGGCGGGAAATATTGAAGAATTCACAGGTGGATACCTTCGAGAGAAGAGTACATGCAGACGAAGTCCGGGTATTAGAAGAGAGCGAAGGGGAGGCTAAAATAGTGGGTTATGCAGCTGTTTTCAGTAAATGGAGCCGTGATTTAGGCGGTTTTATCGAAAAAATAGAGCCGGGGTTCTTTGATGGATTGGAAAATGACTCAGAAACCTTTGCTTTATTCAATCACAACTATGATATGCCATTGGCTGCCATCAAAAACAGGTCTTTGACGCTAACTATAGACGAAATAGGACTTCGATACGAGTTTATTGCTCCAGACACAGGAATTGGCCAGGATCTGGTAAAAAACGTGCGATCCGGACTTGTGAGTGAATCAAGTTTTGGGTTTACGGTAAAAGAAAGCGATTGGACAAAAGAGCCGAACAAAGACGGCCTATGGGAGCGTACTTTATTGAAAGGGAATAAATTATATGATGTTTCTCCGGTAACATTGGCAGCATACCCAGATACTTCGGTAGCTGTATCCGAAATGAGAAGCATTCAAGACAGGACAAATAGTCACAAACAGGGTATATTAAGGGAACGTGTGGAACGTGCGAGCAGACTACGTGAAGCGCAATTAAGAATGGTTAAATTATAATAAAAATGAACAAAACAATTTTGCAAGGATTATTGGATAAGCGGAATAAAGCACATGCAGATGCGCAAGAAATTCACCAGCTTGCCAACACAGAGGACAGGGTATTGACCTCTGACGAACAGGAAAAGTTTGACAAAGCATATTCCGATATGGAAAGCTACGACAAACAATTGAAGCAACAAGAACGGATGTCCAGCCTGAAAGATTATTCAGGGATGGACACAGACAGAGGAGTTGAATTTGGAGGTTCTGAGCCAGAAAAGCGTACCAAGGAGGTAATTCAAAAGGATTACCAAAAAGCGTTTGAGGAGCATTACTTCCGGTCTAAAAGGCGGGTTGTAGAAGATTCCGACTTTGAAGAGCATCTTCCAAAAGAGTTGCGTGCGGCCCAAGTAGTGGGAACCGACAATGTCGGTGGATACCTGGTCCCGGAAGAATGGGCGAACCGGATCATAAAGATTATGTCTTATTTCGGGCCCATGCTGGAGGCAGGTAATTTATTTACCACCACCAAGGGGAATAAATTTCATATCCCTACCGAGGACACCACGTCTCAAAAGGGTGCAATCATATCTGAAGATACAGCAGACACCATAGAATTGGTGAACTGGGGTACGCTGGCTTATGAAGCATATATGTATACCTCTAAAATCATCCCTATTTCATTGGAGGCATTGCAAGACAATGACTATGATGTAGAAAGTCGGGTGATTGATGCAGCCGGTGAACGAATTGGACGTATCTTAAATGAACACTTTACCACAGGTCTGGGATCTGGATCAGGAGAGCCAGAAGGGGTAGTAACGGGAGCAACCGATTCTACCTTGGAAATAGTAGCAAACACGCTCACTGTAGATGATTTGATTGATCTGGAGCATTCTATAGATCGTGCTTACCGCATGGGGCCCAAGGTAGCCTGGATGTTTAACGATAAAACTTTGGCCGAGCTGAAGAAATTGTCTTTAAGCAATACGACTGCTGGATATCCTCTGTGGGTTCCTTCCCTTCGGGTAGGAGAGCCAGATCAAATATTGGGACACCGATATTGGGTGAATAATGAAATGGATGATGCTGCTACGACGGATAATATTCCTGTATTGTTTGGAGATTTTGCCAAGTATGGAATCCGTCAGGCACGGGGCATTAACTTACGACGAACCACTGAAAGGTATTGGGAGAAACGAGTAGTAGCTTACAACGCTATTGCGAGATTCGATGCACGGCTGGAAGATGCCAAGGCAATCAAGTACCTGACAGTAGCGATTTAATCATGAAAGCGAGCATAAGATTTAAGAGAGATGCAACGGCTGGCTTTGGTCGGCCGTGCTATCGAACCGGGGAGTTGATTGATGATGCTCCGATTGAGTTTATGCGTTCGGTAGTGAAGCAAGGCGTGGCGGAATGGGTGGAGGAACCTGTAAAGGAACCACAGAATAAAACTACTAAGAAGTCGAATAGAACCAAGACAAAGAAGGCGACTAAAAGTGAGAAATGAGAATAGTACGTACAGGGAGCAATCCGGGGATGGACTTAGTGTTTGTCAAAAACTATCTGAAGATAGACCCGGACATAACAATAGAGGATGATGTAGTTCAGGCTGCTATAGATGCAGCACTGGATGAAACCACCGAGCTATTGATGTATGCGCTTCTGATGGACACGTATGACTTAATCTTACCGGAAGCAGAATCAACGACATGCCTAGATATGATTAAACCCATACAGAGGTTGATTGACGTGAAGGTAAAAGAGTGGGACCCAAGTAACGATTTTGTAGATGTAGTAACCTTAGTAGAGGACACGGACTATACCTACGAAATCGATAAGGATCAACAATTGAGCGTGGATCTTACCGAAAGCGGTAAGGCACAAATAGACAAAGGGCAATACTTGGTAGTAAGTGTATTTGCCGGGGAATATGTAACAATAACCGATGTTCCTGCGAGTATTACCAAGGCAATGCTTAAAATGATAGCAGACATGGTGGAGAGCCGGGTGGATGTGGATAATATTAAAGGAGGCGACTGGCGAGCTTCTGATCGACAAATCTGGCTGAGGCGACAATGGCACTTTTAAACCATAAAAAGACACGGGAGATCGGCAGAATGGATCGTGTGATACGACTTCTGAAACCGATAGTGACGAGAGGTGAATACGGAGCCAAAGAAGAAGTATTATCTTGGAACGGAGATCCATATGGTTTACAAATACGTGCTGAACTGATGCCGGTACAGCGTAAAATGGAAGAGAAGCAGGGCGGTGGCAAAGAAACGGCCTTTAGTGAGAAGCACTGGCGCATACGATACAGGGAAGGTATAGATGAAAATATTGTGATTCGGTGGAGAGGGAACGAATACGATGTAATAGGAGTCATAGAGAATGACAGGGGTCAATACCTGGTATTAAAAAGCGAGAAGCGGGAAGCGGGTTATAGTGAATTTACCGCATAATTTACAAGAAGGTGAACTCCAAAGTTTGGGGCAAACACGGAGCGAATAAAAAAGATGGCAGGAAAATTACAGTTTAAATGGAATGATCAGGGCTTGCAAAGGCAGTTCAAGAGGCTGAAAAAGAAGTATAAAAGTAAGGCAAAGGTTCGGAAAATAGCAAAACCGGCTTCAAAGATTGCGGTGAGTCTTTTGAAAAAGAATGCTATCAGGAGGGGCGACACAGCCAAAAAGACGCCATCATCATATTTCCTGCCCCAAAGGCGGAAAAGGGACGGCAAGGAAGCGGTGTATTACAAAGGTAATGCACGACGAGCGATGAAAAACTTTTCATTCAGAAAATCTTATTTCATGCACGTGGGAGCTAAGGTGAATGTGGGAACCGGAGCAGGTGGAAACTTTAATTCCGGTTACAAGACAGAAGGGTATTATAACTACTTCTTGGAATACGGAACGAAGCGGATACGGGCGAGAAGGCATATGAGTAAAGCGATATTACAGGCAAGAAAGCCAGTGGAAGCATCGCTAAGAAAAAGCATGAACAACGATTTAAGGACAACAGCAATAGCGACAAGGAGATGAGAAACGATAATATATACGGGCCATTGATTGACTTATTGCTACAAAGTTCAGACTTGACGAGCATAATCGGGGATCGAATATGGTACGGCAATAGGACACAAGAAGAGGGGGTTCCGGCGGTAAGGATGTTGACATTTGGGAACAATCCTTCTGACTGCAAAGGAGAAGTGAGTAGTGTGGATTCTGTGATGGTCGGAATTGACGTGTATGCGAAAGATGCTAATTCGGCTTTTTACATAAGCAGGATAATTCGATCGATCATTGATGGATTAGTGAATTATGAACACCAAAATACGATATTTCAGGGCATACGATTCCTGGAATGGGAGGATGAACCGGATGACGAAGATCGAAGCGACTTGTACAAAGTATATAATAGTTATGAAATACGAATTGTAAGAAATTAAATATAAAAAACAAAAATCATGGCACTAACATTTAATGGAGTAGGCACGGAGAATTTATCAACCTTAAAAATCCCGACTGGGTTTACAGACCCTACAGTCACCCCGGTAACGGGGGAAGATCTATGGCAATGGCCGAATACGATACTGGTAGATCGTGCGACAGTGTATAATGTTGACAGGGCAACCACATTACAAAACATACTGGATGATGTCGCAGTAGGGCTTAACTTCCAATGTGAGGCTATAGCCGGGCAGCTGGAAAACACTACGAACACCGTAGAGGCATACGGCGAGTTGTTGGATGTGGCCAGCAATATTGACCCGACTGATCCAACGAGCGACTTCTACCTGAATGTGGATGGCCAGTACGTATGTCCGGTAATAATTTACGCAAAAGTAACTATACCGTAATGAGCAGGAAGATAATGACAGTAAAGCCTTTTAGAAGGCACAACAAGACTGTAGCTGTAGGTAGCTACATGAACGTGGATAAGAAGCTATATGACGATCTGGTGTTAAGACAAAGAGTGGCGGTGTCTATGCAACGGTACAAGGAGATGAAAAGCATAGAGGAGCAACTATCGATAGATGCACGGGTGGATGAAATGGAAACCGCTGCGGAACGTATTGCAGAAGCCGAAAAAGCTGAAGGAGTGCAGCACATAGTAGTACACCACATAGACGAAGAAGAATAATAATAATTAATTTAAAAACAATAAGCGATGGCAACAACAGGAGTATTAAATAGTAGTTTGGTGGCACTGTATATCGAAGGAGCAATTATCCTTTGTAGTACGGATGCTTCCATAACGATAGAGAATGGAACACGGGAGACTACGTGTAAGGAGGACGATGAATGGTCATCGTTTGAACCTTCCATAAAATCATGGTCTATGAGTGGATCCGCATTTTACAGAACGGACAGCACACCGAATATGCATGATATGTTCAATTATCTGACCAGTACAGACAAAGGCAAGGTGGATGTTAAATGGGCGAGTAAAGAAGCCGGTGATTCAGAGTTTTCAGGGTCTGGTATTATAACCCGATTACAAGGCAGTTCACCAGGTGTAAACGAAAACACCACTTGGGATATTGACATCCAAGGAACCGGAGTACTGGCAAGTGGTATAGTAATATAGGAAACCAATCGTTAGGTGCGGGTGAGTGCCCGCACTATAGCGATTACAAAAATAAACCAAATGAATGTAAATATGAGATTTTTCAAACTAATGGGGGCAGAAGTCCCTATTGTGTTTAATGCGGGCGCAATCAGCAAGTGGTTGACACAAATCAACAAGACGGAGGTAGATATCATAAAAACGATATCTGCTATGAATGACCATGAGATATCCCAATTAATATATACGGGGATGGAGTATGGATATGGGATGCAGGGTATAGGCCGATGCCCATATACTTTCTATGAGGTAGAAGAGTACCTTTTGGAGACCATGCAGCCGGACAGCAAGCGTGAATTTGAGGACTTATTGATATTTGCTATGGAGTGTGTGACCGGACGTGTAGATCGTATAGCAAAAAAAAATGGTATCGACCTCGATATGGCGAGTCTGGCCAAGACGATGAGGACGAATTGGGAGGAGATGGAGCAGACGGAGGTACAGGAGGAGATGGAGAAGCCGCAGACGGAGGTACAGGAGGAGAAAACAGCATAGAGCTGACTATACCGAGGTTGCTGTATGAGTGCGCAAAGATGGGCTGGAAACCGAATGAGTTCTATGAAGAGACAGTATCAGACATACAAATCGCATTAGCGGCGCACTATGACCGGGTAGATTTTGAGACTATAGAACGAATGAGTGTGTTGAGACGGTTAACTTATTGTATTATAAATACAGGCGGTTTTATTGAAAAAGAGGTCAAAGAAAGCCAAATATTAGAATTGCCTCATGAGCGGGCAAAACGGTTGAAAGAAGAGGATGTAAACAAATATTCTCAAAATGAGATTAAGGAACGACTGGAACGATGGAGCAAAGAAGGGCCCGGATTCAAAAATGCTAAAGATGCTTCTAAGTCCTTATTAAAGTTAGTAAAGTGAATATATGGGACTATTAACAGATTTGATCAGTAAGGTAGGACTGGACACACGTGACCTCGAAAAGGACTTGGATCGTACCCATCGTAAATTTGTTCGATCAGGACGTAGAATGAGTTTGATTGGAAATGACCTGACCAACAATATATCCCTTCCACTATTGGCCATAGGCGGATTCGCCATCAAATCAGCTGCCGACATACAAAGACTGGAACTAGCCTTGAAAAACACGATGGGTGCTGGCTATATAGATGAACTCGAAAAACTCAAGAAAATAGCGAAAGATCCGGGACTGGGGTTTGAGCAGGCAGTCAGGGGATCGGTAGCATTACAGGCCGTAGGTAATTCTGCTGATTATGCCAGAGAAATGATGCAGGTATGGGGTAACGCCGTTGCTGCTGCCGGTGGTACGGCCGAAAATCTGGACAGGGTAGTAGTTCAACTCCAACAGGCACTAAGTAAGCAGGGATCACTACTACGAGAGGATTGGAAATTCATCATAGAGAAGGCACCGCAAGCCCAAAAGGCGATGATGAAGATCTATGGTACGGGTAGCACAGAGGAACTGGCTAAACAGGGATTTAAGGCAAAACAGATCATAGCTGCCATCACTGACGAGCTAAGTAAGTTAGGCAAAGTCGAGGGTGGTATAGCTAATAAATTCATTAATTTCCGGGATGAACTAAAACAGACATTAGCTCCGTTGGGTAAGATGATATTCGAGTCGTCTAGCCTTAAAGAACTCATGGCAGCGATGGTCGGCACGGTGACCTGGTTAGGTAAGGTGTTTGGCAAACTATCTCCCGCAATTCAGGGACTACTCGTAAAGTTCGCAGCAGGACTAATCATATTAGGCCCGTTCATGAGAATAATGGGATCAGGAAGACTTATAGGGAGTCAGTTATATAATACCATAGGCAAGTTGGGGATTCGTATGAGGAATTTTACGGGCACAATAATGGCTGCCAGGAAGAGAGTGCTCTTATACACCACAGCATTACGTGGTATGTCAGCAGCGGCTCTGGTAGCAGCGGGGGTGGTGGGTAAACTTGCTCTAGCGGGAGGTACAATTTACCTCGCACTTAAAGGGGGTAAATGGCTTGCAGGACTAATGGGATCTATGGCAGCGACTGATCCTGATTCAATTTTGGTTAAGATATTCGGCAGTCGTAATTTCTTTAAATATGGATTCAGGGCTGGCGATGAATGGACAAAAGGATTCGAGGAGGGATTGGCCAAAAACGAAAGAGCCTTAAAAAGAGGGATGGAAGCGTGGGCATCGTTAGACTTTAACTTATGGGGCATCGGAGCGACGGAACCACAACCTTTACCACCATTCGTTGTATGGTTTCAAGAGCATGGTAAAGATGCCGTCAAAGAAACAAACGCATGGGCTGAAGCCCTTCGAGACCTCAAAGAAGAACTCCGTGGGATCACTGAGATGGAAAAGCTATTCCCCACGGGCAACCAAAAATATGCTGAATACGATGCGATAATCGCCACGATGACGTATGGCATCACGGAACTGGGCAAGAGTGCGGATGACCCTGGCATCATCAAACTGAAGAACAGGTTGCAAGAGATCCATGGTGAATTCCAAGGCATCGTAAAAAAACTCCCTACACTCAATCTGATACCAAAATCACTGTCGGATCTGGGGATAGAACCCCCAGAATCCGCACCTTTGCAACCAGTCGAGCTGGATAAGCGGCAAATGGGGTTAGGGGCAGCTCGGAGCCTTAACAGAGGATACGCTGATGGGCTGATCACATATGGGGAAGCATCGAAGAAACTGACCGACGATTTTGGCTTGGGGCTAGGAAGAGAATTGATGCGAGGGCTGGATAACGGGATGGTGCTGCAGGGGCCGGAACTGCTGGATAATCTGGAGCAGCTCATGGTAGATGCAAAAATGACACTTTCGGGTGGATTGGCAGAAGTGGCAGGTAGTATAATAGGGGGCGAAAACCCTATGAAAGCTCTCATAGAAGGATTATTACTCCCTATGACCGATATTCTGAAAAGGTTTGGGGAGTTGGTGATAGCAGCAGGGACATTGAGAGAAGCCGTGGATGATCTAGGACTAACCGGTATTCCTGCCATCATAGCAGGTGGAGCCATGATTGCTATTGCTACGGCCTCGAAGTCGTTCTTGCAGAACAAACTCACCTCACTGAGAGAAGGGGGTATAGCTATGAAACCCACACCGGCACTGGTGGGAGATAACCCAAGAAGCCCGGAAGCGATTATACCATTACATAAATTAGACAGTATGTTGAATAAAGGTGGCAATGCCATAGTAAGGATCATGGGCAACTTCGACATACAGGGAGATAAGCTGACGTACTTCATAGACGAGCAGGTAGATTTGCGTAAATCACTAAGTATGTACTAATGGGGCAATATGTATTTGGAAAATTCAGGGATGAAGCTGGCAATTATGTCCGGGTAGAAATACGTGAACTGGGTGGCAGTGGTGGTGATAACTTCGAGGAAGTAACCATCCGTTCTCTAAATGCCAACATAAACGGGAACCCACAGGAGCCTTACAAGCCATTTTCTACTACATCCGGGGAGATCACACTGAGTATTCACAAAAACCGATACTGGCAGAGAAGAATGGTGTTTGACATGCTGAGAGCCGGAGATCATGGGTTTGGCATTCATATCTATGTGTCAACTCATGATGATTTTGACCGGATATCAAAGCCCGTATTTATTGGGTTTATCGACATTACCAACTTGTCTTATGATGATTACCCATTCCCGTATGATCTAAAATTGAAGTTCTACGACGGATTGGCCAGTTTGCGGGATATAGAGTTCAAGACGGATTCAAACCCGTATGAAGTCGGAGGGATTGGCTGGGCCAGGAGCGTTCATGATATGATATTTGACTGTATAAACTGCATTCCCAATATAGATGTCTTAATTAAGGATGTGAGTGTCCCGGCGGTGAAAGTGAACTGTTCCTGGTTCGCTACGAATATGTATCGTATCAATGGCGATCTGGACAACCCACTTGAACTGGTATCGGTCAATCCATTGAAGTGGATTGACATAGGTAAGTATACTATTAAATCAGTATTCGACAAAGCGGGAAAAGTGCTAGAAGATATATTGACCCGGTTCCAGTTACGAATTTACTTTTCTGGTACCACATTCATTATCGAGCAGATGTCAGAACGTCGGGATCAGACTGTGATCCGACATTCATACAAGCTGGATGGATCCAATTTCTTTGGCACATTCGCTCCTGGACGTGGCGAGATACACGATATTGAAATAGACAGGGTGCAAGTTCACCGTGTTGCCACGGGTGGATTTGGGTTCTTTCCTGCGGCGAAGGAAGTGCGGATTAACTTCAAATACACAAATGACTTCAG